TATCACTAATTTTGGCAGTAGTAATTTGATTATCACTAATCTTAGCCGTAGTTACTTGGTTGTCACTAATTTTTGCACTTGTAATTGCATTGTCATCAATTTGTGCTGTAGCGATTGTTCCACCTAAAGTGTTTAATGCTATTTCATTTAAATTTGTTCCATCAGAATAAGCAGCAACGATTGCAGCTTCACCTGCAGTAAAACCAGTTCCACTTACAGTTTTAATAGTAAGATTTGTTACACCAGTTACTGCTGATAGATCGAATATGTAAAATTTTTCAATTGAGTCTGGAATAGTTACAGTTGATGCTGTAGTTAAAGTTCCAGTAAATTTGATAACCATATTTCTTGCATTCGATATTTGTTTATCTGTCATTGCAAGAGGAACAGTTCCGCCATCAGTTAGTGCTACTGCTTCGTATCCAGCGATTGCTTGTTGAATTAAGTTTAAGTTATTGTTTGTATTATCACCCCATTGACCAGCGTTTTCGCCAGTTACCATTAATTCTAGTTTAAGATCTGTAGAATAACTTGATGCCATAAAATTTTTCCTTTATTTAATTATATGTCGTTAAGCTGCTAAGTCAACCTCTGTCCATGTTACAGGGGTTCCAGTGTTAACCTCAGCCCATGCAATAATATTAGGCGATCCAGTAGCAGTTGTCAAGTCTATGCCAGTTAGAGTAACAATAGCATTTCCAACTCCTGTGATTTGACCCACCGAATATGTAGCTGAAGATCCTGTAGCGTCATATTTAGATACTGGAACAATATCTCCAACAGAACCTGTTGCAGAAACACCTGTTAAAGAAACATTAGCATTTCCAGTTGTATCTTCATTACCTATAAATAAATTAATTTCTATACCTGTTACAGGAACCTCTTGAATAGTTCCTCCTATAGCATCTCCAATTTCAATAGATTGTGATATACCTGTTACATCTACATTTGCATGTCCTTCTAATGATACTGTTCCTAAATCTTGAGTTAATAAGAAACTATGTGCAATTTCATTATCTGAGTTTGCAGAAGTACCAACTGGTGTGATTGCTGTTTGTAATTCTCCTGCTGTAGTAACTGATACTGTAACATCAGTAAATGCGTCTTCATTACCTGTGATTGCAGTTAATGATAGTCCGTTTACTCCTCCACCAATAACAGAATAATTTACACCCCAACCTAAGTTACCAAAAGTATCTCTACCCCAACCTTCTCCAATTAAGAACGTAGGATCAATAGTAGCTTGTCCTGTATTTGTTTGAGCAGATACACCACTTACAGTTATTTTAGAAACATACTCTGAATTACCAACTAAAGCTTGAGCTTCGATTCCAGTAACAGTAAAAGCAGCATCGATTCTTTGTGTAATTTGACCTTCTTCAAATGTTGCAGCTATACCTAAAGGTTCTACAACAGCAGATCCAGATACAGAAACAGTTCCGATATTTGTTGCTAAAGAAATACCACTTACGTCAACGTAAGCACCAGATAGTTCACCCCAAGCGTTTTCTCCCCAAGAGTCTGCACCCCAACCTATTTGAAGTTCAGCGTCAACGGTTACTGTTCCTTGAGATAATGTTGCTGATAATGATACGCTACTTAGGTCAACGGTTTGATCACCGAGTGTCCCCCAGTTTTCAAATCCCCATGTTTGTTGTCCCCAAGTAGCCATATCATTTTAAGTCCTTAATTACGATATTCTTATAATCGCTTGTGTATCGTTTGCATCAGGGAACTGTACTGTGAAAGTTCCAGCTGTTGCTGTTTTGTCTCCACCAAAGTCTAATACTGCAACTGCTTTTGAAGATTCAGATGTATTATAAATTAATGCACCTCTTGCAGTTAAAGTTACTCCTGTGAAAGATAAGTCATTGAAATCAACAAATGCTGTTGTTCCATTAACTGATACTAAAGCATTTACTAATGCTCCACCACCTGCAACGTACTGACCAGTATCTCCAACTTGTCCAGCGATTCCCACTGCATAAGAAGTTGTGTCAGCACCAATTGAAGCTGATGAATCATATAATGCTAATTTAAAAACATCACCTGTTGAAGGTGTAAAATCATGTAAACCTTTAAGTGTATCTTCCTTAAAAGAGTTACATATTGCGTTAGTTGTAATTGCCATATTTTCCTCCTATAAAATTTGTTTATGGCGATGGAGAAGGTACCTTAATTCTAGGAACTCCTTCATCGTATTCTCCTCGTCTTCTTCTTCCCATTTGCTGTAATGCAAAACCTTGCATACTATCATCATACTGGCTTTTATAGAGGTTGTACATATCTGCAGGGCCTTTTAGGTAAGAATAAGCTTCTTTTAAAACGCCATATAATAGTAATCCATCTTGGTAAGTAGAAAGATAAGTTGAATTCGTTGATGTAAAGTGTTTTGGATCAATTATATAATTTAGTTGAACTTGATAAGTTGAATTAGGTGTTGGTGCCACAACTGCATTAAAATCGTCCCACATTGCATAATATTTTGGTAATCCTGTTGCACCAGAATTGTTATATTCTGAAATAAAACTTGTGTCTCTTTTTTCTAAAAAATATCTATCACCAGACCCGTCAAAAACTTGAATAGATCTAACAACAACTAAATCTGCAGGAAGTGATATATACCTTTGCCCTGATACAAAATTAGAAGTTGAATATTTTCTTAAATCATCATAATCAACTTTAGCTGCTACATCTAATTCTACTTGTCTTATAAATTGATCAATAATAGAATCTGTTAAAACATTAGAATCTACTTCTGTGTAGTTTCTTACTTGAGTTAAAAAATCTGAATAACTAATTGCCATTATGAAATCTCCACGGTTACTTGACCAACATTAGATATTGCTTGTCTACCTCTATTTTGGGCAGAGCCATCATCTGGCTGCATACCATTAGAACTAAAAGCAAAATCTCCTGGTAATGTTAAATTAGCAACAATTCCTCCACCACCACCAGATAAAACTGTAAATGTTTGAGGTCTAGCATTCATTAATGCAACACCATCTGCTCCTGGATTTCTAGGATCTAACTGAGGATGTTTAGGTTCAAATTCAGAAATATGTACTAAAGCTCCTGTCCATTCTTTAACCATTTCTCTATATGGAAAAGCTTGGCCAGATCTATCTGAAATTGCTTGTGCGTATTTTCCTGATGCTCTAGTTGCCATTATACTCCATCTCCATAAAATGTTTGAGGTGAAATATAAACTGAAGTTCTTTGACCATCTTCATTTAATGCTCTTTGTAATTCATCTTCGTAAGCTAATCTTAGGGCTTGTGTCGATCCTGGATTACTTAAAAAGGATAAGTAATAAGCTAAACCAGAAACCATGCAAGGAATAAATCTATATGCAATATCTGCAGTATTTGTAAAAGCTCCTGCATCTTCAATTCTGTTAATTGTATAATATTTTAAATGTGTGTAAGTTGATGCATCAGGTGCAATATATAAATTTATAACTGGTGTTGTTTGTCTATCAACAAAATATTGTGAAGGTTGTCCTTGTGAACCTTTATTAGGTAAAGCACTGTAGGCTGACCTATCTATTTTTGTTAAAGATATATCATTTGTTGATGTAGTTATTCCTGAAGTAGTTGAAATATAAGCTTCTAATACATCAGATACGTTTGATGGAACGGTATATGATATTGTCCCTGCAGTTAAAGCTTGTGTTTGTAATTCAACTTTCCAAAGATGAACGCCACGATTACCCCATTCTGAAAATAAAATATTTAAATTTCTTCTTGCTCTTTTTAAATCATTACCTGAGTTTGTTCTAACTCCGCATCTATTAAATGACTCTTCAATAATGTCATCTATGTTTAAATCAAATGATGTAGTTCCTGAAGTAGCCATTATAATAATCCTTTATAATATTTAACTGAACCACCTTTAGATGATTTTTTAACACATTGTCCACCAACATTTATATAACCAGGAGGGCAAACTTTTGCATCTGATTGTCCTCTTAATAATTTTTCTCTTGCTGAAAATTGACTTACTACTGGATTTGAATTCATAGCTCTTTGAGCTGCTGCTGTATCCATAGTTGCTCTTGCAATATTATACATTTGAGCACCAGGTATAATGTTTGCAACACCCATAGCTCTTTGTCTAGCTTTAAGGTTGTCTCCAATATTTGTAATTGATTCTGTTGCAATTCCAGGATCCATAGCATTAACAGCTACAGATCTTGTAGTGGCTCCTCCACCACCCCCAGGTCTTTCTACAGGGCCAGCTTTAGCTGCTCCAGCAGGAGTATCTTTTCTACCCCCTTGGTAGCCTCCACCACCTCTGAACTTTTTTACTTTTAATTTTTGTCTGGCCATGCATATCCTTTATTACATTAAGTCTTTATAGTAATCCATTGACTTACCTGGAACTAAATTTTCATCTTGTAATCCCATACCAGATTGTCTAGCAGCTCCATAACCTTTTTTCATTTCT